GGGCATTGCCCTCAGCACGGCTGCAGCGGCTGGCTCTTTGGGTGGTGATACATTGTCCCTGCTCGTCAACAGCAACAACAGCACCATCGTCTTCAGCACACCTGCAGTCACGAGTCAAATGGCAAGGGCCATAGTGGACACAACATCAGTGAGTGATACGGTAGCCAGAGCGTACTATGGAAGCAGGTCTTTGTCTGATGCTGTTTCAATCACGGATAGCATCACTCGTGCATACACTGCAGCCAGATCATTGACTGACACCACAACAGTCAGTGACAACATCGCGCGGCAGTTTGTCGCCAACCGCTCATTGTCTGACACAGTTGGCCCTGTAGTCGATACACTGACCAGACGCTTCATTGGCTATCGCGCGTTGCCTGATGTCACATCGGTGGCTGACGTGATCACGAGGCAGGTCACCTACTCACGCAAGCTGTCTGAGAATCTCACTAGTGGTGGCGGTGGAACCACTACATACAACTATGGCTATGCACGCCGCAAGAGCACTGATATGCAGACGATAACAGCAAACACACCCAACAGCAATGTCTATCTGCTGATGACATCATCAACTGACCATGTATCACCAGTCACTGGATTGTCTAACTCACTGACCATAACAGTGTCTACCAATGGCAATGCGTTCACGACATTCACTGGTACCTCTGGTGAAATTGGCAATGGATTGTACTACATCACTGTGCCAAACAGTCTGGCGCCTAGCAGCATCTACAGCATCAAGGCTACAGGCCTGGGTGCTGATCCAACACTGGAACTCGTCCGAGTCACTGACTGGAATGAGGTCTGGAACGCGCCATTACCAACCAACATATCGGGCACTTGGGGCGACTTTGTGCGCAACAAGGTGCTCACTGTAGCCAAGTTCATTGGTCTGAAGTGACGGCTAAATACAATCATGGCTAAGCAACAACTTTTTTGCCCCCAAGGCACTGATTTTTCTACCTCTGTGACACTGACGGCAGATGACGGAACATCCATCAATGTCGCCGGATACATGTTTGGCGGTGCGATTCGCAAGAATGCATACAGCGATAATGCATCGGCTCAGTTTGTGATCACAACACCTGATGCGCCAAATGGCAATGTGCAAATAGCAATGACTGCGGCTAACAGTGCAAATCTTGAACAGGGCAGTTACCTGTATACCATTGAAATGCGTAGCACAGCCAATGTTACATCAGTGCTACTAGACGGCATTTTCAACGTGATCCCCAATGTGACACTGCAACAACCTACTCCAAGCACGGTATGATCTCATTGAGGGCAGTTGTTCACCAAACTGATGTATGTTTGCCCTAAATACAGCATTCAACAAGGCGCGCTAAATGGCAACAGAGCAAATCCCGTTTCTACAACAGGTGAAAAACACAGCCAATGTCACACTCGACATCATTCTGGCTGGAATGGTCAGTGCAACGGCGACCGCGCAAGCATTAGCATCAAGCGCCAACAGCACCGCCACTTCGGCCTATGCGCAAGCCAATGGTGCATTCAATCAGGCCAACAGTGCCGCATCCGCTGCTTCAGCCGCACAGACGACCGCCAATCAGGGAGTCACCAATGCTAGCACTGCACAGGGAACTGCCAACTATGGCGTCAGCCTAGCAGGCACTGCGTACAATCAGGCCAACAATGGCGTCAACATCGCACAGGCCGCATACGCACAGGCTAATTCAGGCGTAAACCAAGCGCAGGCGGCGCAGTCTACAGCCAACCAAGGTGTTGCCTCATCGGGAGTCTCCGCAGGGAGCTATGGCAGCAACGCCGCAATCCCTGTTATCAGTGTGGACTATCGAGGGCGCATCACTAGCGCAACAACCACCTCACTGCGAGGCTATACCAGCACCTACACTGGCGTGGTGCCTGCGTATGGAAGTGCAGCATCAACGGGTATATTATCAACGCTAGGCTGGGTTGATTTTAGCGTATTGGACACCCCGGCATCATCAATCAACTCAGTTAGTGGTGGGTCTGGATACATCAAAATGTCTAATGGGTTGTATTTGCAATGGGGCACAACCAGTTTGACCACTAATGGGACTGCTAAATCATTCCCCACCCCATTTCCCAACTACTGTTTTTCTATGGTACTAGGTAGCTATCAATCATCTAGTGCCTATTATGTCCAGAATGTGACAAAATCCGGCTACACACTTTATGCGGCTGCAAGCGGAACATACTCATTCTTTGCAATAGGCAACTAACATGGCTATCCCCACTGACGCGCAATCACTGATTGAGTACAGTTTGAGGAAACTGGGCAAGGGTGCCATTGACATCAATGTCACTGACGAGCAAGCCCAGGATCGCGTTGAAGAGGCACTGGACTACTTTCAGCAGTTTCACTTTGATGGCGTGGAGAAGAAGTACCTGGCAGTGCAAGTCACGCAGGATATGCAAAACACTCGCTCAATCACGATGCCGGCCAACACATTCAACGTGACACGCATCTGGCCATTGAATGGTGATAGCGTCTCAAACAACAGCATCAGTGGTGACTTCAATATCTTTGACCTGAACTATCAGTTGAGGTTGAATGAAATGTACGATTTCACCAGTGCTGACTATGTTTACTTCGAGTTAGCCAACCAACATTTGCGCACGCTTGAGATTTTGTTCATAGGTGAAATCCCTATCAGATACAATCGGTACACTAACATACTGTATATTGATATGGATTGGGATAACAGAGTGGGCATTGGTACATTCGTCATCGTGGAGTGTTTCACAATACTGGATCCAACTGGGACGCTATTCTGGAACGACATCTGGCTCAAGCAAATGGTCACAGCCCTCATCAAGCAACAGTGGGGCGAGAATATGAAAAAGTATTCAGGCACTCCATTGCCAGGTGGTATCACTGTTAATGGCCAGCAAATCTATGACGAGGCTACAGCTGAGCTAGACAAGCTTAAAGAGCTAATCCGCGACACATACGAGCAGCCAGCCGAATGGTACGTTGCTTAGGCCCAATAAATCATGACTACTCGCACCGTCTTTGAAAACTTCGGCTCTGGTCAGGAGCAGAAGCTATACACTGATCTGCTGAATGAGTTTGTGCAGATCATGGGCAAAGACATGGTGTATGTCCCACGCACCAGTGAATCTGCTTCCGGCTTTGATCTGTTGTTTGGCGATGATGTCACCAAAAAGTACAGCACCAACTACACCATTGAATGCTATGTGCAGAGTGTTGACAACTTCGAGGGTCAGGAGCTATTCTCAAAGTTTGGCTTGCAGGTCAAAAAGCAGGCTAGATTCCTGATGCCGTATCGAGCCTTTCAGCGCGAAGTGGCCGGTGCGTATTCAAGACCACGTGAAGGTGACCTGCTCTGGGTGCCGACATTCAAAGCACTGTTTGAGATCAAAAAGGTTGACGAAGAGTACATGTTTTACAGCCTTAACAACACTGACTTCTATGCCTTCAGCCTCATCGTGGAGAAGTTCAGGTACAATGATGAGAAGGTGATCACTGACGTGCCAGAGATCAATGATGTCGTCAACAGTCAAGCCTTTGCCTATCAGTTTGTCCTTGCCCCTGGCGGCTCAGGCACGTATCAACTCGGTGAAGCAGTCAGTCAAAACACTGGAGCTTCAGCCCTCGTGGTCTCATGGAATCTGCCATCACAGTCACTGGTGCTCAAGCAGATTCAGGGGCTGTTCCTGCCTAACACTAACATCATTGGGGCATCATCTGGAGCCAATTGGCGGCTATTGTCCTACAATCAGATTCAGTCAGTCAATGACGGCTATGGAAGCAATCAGGTCATCGAGACAGCGGCCAACAGTGTGCTCAACTTCAGTGAGACTGATCCACTTGAAGGAGCGCCATTCTGATGTTTGGGGATCAAGTCTTCTACTATCGCACCATTCGGTCTTTGGTTGTGGCCTTTGGCAGTCTCTTTTCAAACATGACGATGGTGAAGTACACCAATGACACGCGCCAAGAGGTTTCAAGGCTGAATGTGCCCATTTCATATGAGGGGCGCGAGAATTTTCTCACCAGGTTGCTCGAGAATCCGAATCTCGCCAAGCCGGTTGAGATCACTCTGCCTCGTGCGTCATTCGTCATCACTGGCTACGCCTATGACGCCTCTCGCAAGCTATCCAGCTACAATCAGACCACTGTCCCTGGTAGCAGTTCTGGCTCTGCGTCCACCGTAGGTGCTCCCGCGCCATGGAACATTGACTTTGAGCTCAGTATCTACGTGCGCAATCGTGAGGATGGCTTGCAGCTGATCGAGCAAATCCTACCCAGATTCCAGCCTGACTACACACTGACGGTCAACTACATACCGGCGCTGAACATCAGTCGCAATGTACCACTAGTGCTCAACAACATCAATGAGTCAACTCAGTATGAGGGTGATAGTGCTGAAGAGGAGCGCATCATCATCTGGACACTTGGCTTCACTGCTCAGGCGTCCTTCTTCGGACCAACTCAGACTGGCAACGTCATCACCAGTGCCAACACCGATGTCTACATCAACACTACACTCGGCAGCGACAATGGCGCGGCCAGTGAGGTCACTCTGAATCTAGCCAGCAGTGGCGTCAGCACATTCCAGCTGGGCGAGACGGTCTATCAGGGTGCCAACCTTCCAGACAGCTCTATTCGAGCGAGCGTGGTTTCCTTCAGCCAAACAACTCACCAGCTGGTGGTTACCTCAGTCAACGGCTTCTTCCAGTCTGCGGCCAACGTCGTTGGTTCAGTGAGTGGTGCATCCTGGGCAGTCGAGAGTGTCTCGCCAGACGTGAAGGTGGTGACGGTCACGACCACGCCGAATCCGGCCAATGCGACGGCTGACGATGACTTTGGCTTCACGACAGTGATTGAGGAATACGGGGCATAACATCATGAGTGATAATGCAATGGCTGATGCACTAGGCATCACGCTGGATGAAGACAACAAGAAGGCTGAACGCGCAGCTGCTGAAGCAGCTGAGAAGGCAGAGCAAGCCCGAATCGCAGCGATGACGCCTGAAGAGCGCAGAGTCAAGGCTCTCGAGGATGACGCTGAGCTAGCCAGAGCAACCATTGTTCAGTCTATCGCACAAAACAACATCGCCATCGAACAGCTGATGAACATCAGTCGTGAGACGATGTCACCTAGGTCTTATGAAGTGCTTGCGGGCATGATTCGCCACAACTCAGACATTGCTGAGAAGGTGCTCAAGATTCACGCGGACAAACAGAAGGTCCAGAACAATGCCATCAATCTTGTTCGCAATGAGGCTGCAGGCATTCAGGGCGTGTTGTCTGGTGATACGATCATCAATGCGAACAACATTGCCTTCGTCGGTTCCACCACTGATCTGTTGAAGATGATCAGGCAAGAGCAGAAGCGCATCATCAACATTGAGAGCAAGGACGTGATCGAGGGCAAGGATGAGTAACGCAGCGCTAGCCCAAACAGACATTGGTGCATTCTCAGCCAATCCAAGGCTGCGCAAACTCGGCCAAAAGGTGCCAATGACGGCTGCACAGGTGAAGGAGTACGCCAAATGCGCTGCATCACCCTCCTACTTCATCGAGAGGTACGTCCAGATCGTCACGATTGACGATGGCTTGATGCCCTTCAAGCTACATGACTATCAAAAGCGCATGCTGCGCAACTTCCACAACAACACGCGCATCATTGTTAGGGCGGCTAGACAATCAGGCAAGACAAGCACCTGCGCTGCCTACATCCTCTGGTATCTGCTGTTCAATGAAAACAAGACAGTGGCTATCCTAGCGAACAAGGAGATCACGTCAACTGAAATCCTGTCTCGCGTGCAGGAAATGTACATGGGTGTGCCACTCTGGATGCAACAGGGCATCTATGACTGGAGTAAGACGAGGTTTGAGCTTGAGAACAAGTCAAAGGTCATATCATCAGCCACTGCATCCAATGCTATTCGAGGCTATACGATCAACCTGCTGATGCTCGATGAGTTTGCGTTTGTGCCATCCAACGTGGCTGATGAGTTTTTCACGTCTGTCTATCCGACGCTATCATCTGGCAAAACAGCCAAGATGATCATCTGCTCTACTCCCAAAGGCATGAATTTTTTCTACAAGCTTTTCACTGACGCAACCAATAACCGCAATGGCTTTGTGCCAATGACTGTTCGATGGGACAAGGTGCCTGGT